TATCGCACCAGAAGCATGAGCGAAACTGTTTTGATTTGAAGCCGCTAGACATATCGAAGGAAGAGAAGTTCAGAAGAATGGATGACCCACACAATGAACAGACATGGAGTGACCTTTGACTATTAAGGTCTGCGTGAATTGTGGCCTGAAGTTTTTGACCGAAGGCAAAGAAAAAGTTTGCGGAGAAATCTGCCTTGACGAACAGAAAGCCAAGCACACCAAGCCTCAGTGTGTGATTTGCTCAAAGCGGTTCAAAAGAAAGTCCAGCAGCCACAAGACTTGTAGCCACAGTTGTGGCTATGAGCTGAAAAAGCAAAACGCTGCACGTTATCGCGACAAGGTAAGGCCAGCAAAGCAAAAGATTGCTTGTGAAGGTTGCAGCAAAATCTTTATGCCAACTCGCAAGGATCAGCGGTTTTGTGGATCTAGGTGCTACAACCAGCACTATAAAAAGACGGTAATTGTCGAGCCAAGACCATGTGTCGAATGCGGTGAGGTGTTTCAGCCTCGGACTCAGCGCAACATTCTTTGCAGTCAGCAATGCCGTTATATCAATGACAAGCGCAGAGCCTACGTCAGAGGCACGATTCCCAGAATGCCTGGGACGCTGAAACCCAAAGAATGTCTGGTTTGCCAGAAGACGTTTCAACCAAAAGCCGGAAGCCAAAAATACTGCAGCCCAACCTGCAACGGATTGGTTCACCTTAAAAGAAACCGCTCAAGGCTCGACCACAATCGACTTTTAAAGTGCTGGATTTGTTCAAAGCAATTCAAGCCAGTGACGAGCAAAAGCCGAGCAAAGTTTTGTTCTGCTGATTGTCGAGCGATTCATCACGGCAACAAGGCGGCTGAGAAAAGACAAGAGCTAGAGATTGAGGCCAAGAAGCAAGTTGAGGTGAAAGAGAAATGGAATAACGCTTCAGTCACCTCGACAGAAGTTCCGGCTGATTCAATGTTTCCAGAGGAGATCCTTGCTTTTATCAAGCGAGGTGGACAGATCACGCAATACTTAAATCCAGTCTGGGTGGAAGGCTCCCAGCCTTCTGAATATGAGGATGATTTTATAGATTAAGCCTTCTGGTTTTCCGGTTTTGCCCATCCTCCCTAAAAAAACGGGCAATAATTCATGTGCCGGAGTAAGCGATACAGCTTTTCTGATCTCAAGCTTAAGCTGGCTGGAAGGCGCGAACCCTAAAGAGGCAAAATGAGTTGGCTACCTGATGATTATAAAGTACCTGCCATAGATATAGATGATGAAATTGATAAAGGTTATTACCAACTTAAAAAAGCGTTAAATAAAGATACTGTTAAAGTATATTTTGCTGGGAAAATGAGTGAGTGGAGAAGTGAAATTTACGATGACATTTTGTCTATGAATGACCATACAGAATTAAAAGACACAAACATATTTATCAATTCTTCAAAATATTATAACGATATTAAAAATTTTTACAGATACCCAGTTAGAGATACTATTTGGAAAAATATAAAAAGTGTTGGGCCTTACAGAATAGGTTATAGGAATCAAGATTCTAAAAATGTTTATAAAACGAATAATGCTGGTGAAAACCATTTAGGTTTTTTTGATGAGAAATCATTGCGTTCTTATAAAGACAATTGGATATTTATAGATAAAGACAGTTTTCATTTCATGTATACAAATCATGAAAAACCTATTACGCCTCTTGACATTAGAAACACTTGTATAAATTCCATAAAAAACGCAGATGTGATAATTGGCTGGCTAGATTCATCAGATTGTCATGGAACTATAGCGGAATTAGGCGTTGCTTACGGATTAGATAAGCCAATTATTACTTTTTGCCCAAATGGAGAAGTTGACGGAAATCATTATTACAATAAATCACAGATTGAAAAAGAGCTTTGGTTTTCTCGCTCATTTAGTGAATTAGGTTTTCCAATGGATTTAAAAAAAAGTGTTAGGCAAAACTTCCAAGATTGGTTAAATGATTATTTGTATAAAGAGTCAGTGTATTTAATGCAATATGGACAGAGTTCTTCATACAAAATAGGGAAAACGTCAAGAACTGGCGAAGAAAGAGTAAAGGAATTAAACGGAACAAAAGCACCAAATGAAATCATACTACATGAAGAAATCTTTACTGATAATGCTTCATTTTTAGAAAAGGTGTTGCATCAAAGATTTTCTGATTCAAGAACGAGAGGCGAATGGTTTGAGTTAAAACCAGAACAGATTTTTGAATTTGTGACATTGTCAAAAGTTTCAAAGTTCCATCCTTTAACGAAGGACACAATTAGTGCGTTAGAAAAAAACGCTTTAATATTTTCTGAAAGTCAACAAATTGAACATGATTTGTTTTGGAAGAAGTATAATCAACTAACAAAATCTAACCATATGGGAGGCAAATCAAGCAGTGCTAAAGAAGCAATAAGAAGGTTAAAAGAGGAAATTTCTTATATACCAGCCTTGTCATAAATATAAACTGCAACTTTGCTCATTCTAAGGATGTCCATGAACGAGTTAATCAAATCAGTAGCGTCTGAATTAGGTGTTGACCAAAACACACTGCATGAAGTGTTGTCTAAGTCCATTTTACCAACCGGAACCAAGCAAGAACACTTGGTGGCTTTCTTGACGATAGCCAAGCAGTTCAAACTTAATCCGGTGACAAAGGAGATTTGGGCATTCCCAGACAACAAAGGCGGAATCACAACGAGCATTTCAGTTGATGGCTACATCAAGATCATGAACAACCATCCTCAGTTTGAGCGGATTGAGTTCGGCAGAGAGGCAGATGACAAAGGCAAAGTCATTTCCGCCACGGCTCGCATTTATCGCAAAGACCGCACACACCCAACTGAGGTGACAGAATATCTAAGCGATTGTTATAACGAGAGAAGTCCAGCTTGGAAGAACTACCCCAACCGGATGCTCAGACAAGCAGCCATGAAGCAAGCCATCCGGTTGTGCTTTGGCATCACTGGCCTGGATGGAGAGTTTGATGAAAACGGAGCAACCGTTGAGCCGAATCCGCCAGACAATGAGCCATTCATTGAGGCAAAGGCCAATCCGGTTTTTGAACGCTGCAAGGCGCAGTTTGAAGAAGCCAAGAACCGCAACGGTTACGAAAACGCTCGACGCATGGCGCGAGAAGCCAGCAATCACAAGCAACTGAGCAAAGACGAAATCACTGCATTGACGCAACTGATGACCCAGACCGAAGACCGTTTGGGGTTGATACCGGAGACTGATGAAAGTGAAGCTGTCGTGGCATGAGCTGGCAATGGCTACCGAAATCGGAAGATTGCGAAACCTAGCGAATATCAAGTATCAGCGTCAGGATTCGACGAATCAGAAACGCTACGATTGGCACAATCATCTAGAAGGCGCTTGTGGTGAATTGGCGGTTGCCAAGGCATTAGGCCGCTATTGGGACGGCAGCGTGGACACTTTCAAGAAACCGGACGTTTGCGGTTTCCAAGTACGCACGGCATTGAGCCACAAGAACCTCATCATCAGACCGATTGATTCCGGTGAGGACAACTTCGTCTTAGTCACAGGCAATTCGCCAGTTTACGAAATTCACGGCTGGATCAAAGGCAGCGAAGGCAAGCAGGACCAGTTCTGGAGAACAGACGTTCGCTCTCCTGCTTGGTTTGTTCCGATTAAATACCTCAATCCTTTTGAAACGCTAGAGGTTTGAATGACCGTCATCAAGCGAGTTCCCGATAACATCCCATACACGGTGATTGGGAATCACATTTTACAGAATGACAACCTCTCACTAACTGCCAGAGGGCTGCTGGCGTACCTCATCAGCAAGCCACCAGACTTTCAGATTCGTGTTGACCAGTTGCGAGACCATTTTCAAGAAGGCCGAAGGCGAGTGACGAACGCATTGGAAGAACTGAAGGAATCGGGATTTCTGAAGAAGCAACAAATCCGCAATGACAAAGGACAGGTGAAATCATGGCAATGGATTATTAGCCAAGAGCCACAGAATCCAGATGTCCAGATGTCCACTTCTAGCCATCTGGAAAATGAACCTGAAAAACCAGATGTCCAGATGTCCACAAGTAGCCATGTGGACAACTATATAAATAAAAGAAATAAGGATGAAATTAAATATAAAGAAAAAAATAAAGAATTAGATCCAGCTTTTGAAAGCTGGTGGAGTGATTGGCGGATGAAGGTGACGAGGAATCCAGGCAGGAAGGCAAAAGCCAAGGAACACTTCAAAAGGCTG